TAACTCGATCAAAAAAGACGGTGTTTTGACATCATCCATTTTGGTGCAGAATATTGGAAATGGCAAATATCGCTGTATATCCGGCCATCACAGGATTAAGGCAGCAATAAAGGCGGGGCTAAACGAAGCGGAATGTATTATTGTGAAAGACATTGACGAAAGCACACGCATAAGACTACAATTACAACATAATGATATTCATGGCGAGCCTGATCAGTCGTTGGTTCAGGAATTGAAAAAATCATTACTTGAAGAAGATTTAAAGTTAGTTGCAAAAGATTTAGGTGAGGCAATTGATGGAGATACGAATATCGAGTATGAAGAACCGCTTTATTCTTATGTGAACATCTGTTTGATGCCGGAAAGTGAAAAGGAATTTACTCAGCTTTTGGATCAGCTTTGTACAGATGAAAGCAAAAAATACATACTCGAAAAGGAAGAATATATGCATCTCAGGAAATGTTTGAGCCTGGCATTTCAGAGAGGATTTAAAACTCCAGGCAAAGCAATAAGAAGAATCTTAGACATCTATTTGCAAAATGAAAACGGGAAGGCCGAAAGCTAATATTGACTGGAAAAAGGTTGATGGCTACCTTCAGGCACAATGTGACGGAGCCGCGATAGCTGGATTATTAGGCATCCATCCGGACACACTATACAAAGCTTGCGAAGAAGCGCATAAGATGACTTTTTCTGCCTATTCGCAATTAAAAAAGTCAGAGGGCAAGGAGTTGCTTCGTGCAAAACAATTCCAGATTGCAATGACAGGCGAAAAGACAATGTTGGTCTGGCTTGGAAAACAGTATTTGGGACAAAGCGATAAAACAGAGGTTTCGGCATCATTAAACATGACTGCAGACACAATAAAGAGTGAAATAGAAAAACGAAAGGAATTACTTGATAAGGGCAAATAACATAGAAGTACACGACGATATTGCGCTTGACTTGTTTGCAGACTATTACAAGTTCTTTTGTTTTTTCTGGCCTGAGTTGTCATCAGAAGATATGATCCCAAACTGGCATATCAAAGAAATAGCCAGAGAATTACAATTTTTATCGGAGTTCATTGTACGAAGGGAGGCCCCGCCTTATGAAGATCTGTTTATTACAGTCCCTCCTGGTTCAACAAAAAGCTCTTTAGTTACTCAAGGATGGCCGATATGGAACTGGCTCGGTGATCCGTCGCTGGTCTGGATAATCGACAGCTATTCATCAGACGCCTCTTTGAACCACGCTATCAAGGCAAAAAATATCTTAAAATCTGAGATGTTTCAAACTGTCCTGATGCCGTATTTTGAGAAACTACACGGAAAGAAGCTGGAATTGATCAGGGATAATAACGATGACTTCATCAATAATTTCGGCGGTCGCTATTACGCAACATCAACGACCGGAACAGTAACATCTATGCACGCTCACTGCCTGATCTTTGATGATGCCATGAATGCAGTTATAGCCGATTCAGACACAAAAAGAGCAGCATCAAACAGGGCATTGGAATTGACGTTCCCTTCACGTAAGATTGACTAGCGCAACACGCCTTCCGTTTACTTAATGCAGAGGTTCCATGAAGATGACACAATCGGTCACTTTATGAAGAAAAGCCGGTCATATCATCATATCTGCCTGCCTGCTGAGTTAACGAGTGATGTCAAACCGGCTGAACTAAGGGAGAAATATATTGATGGCCTGCTCGATCCTGTAAGGATGCCACGTGAAGTACTCGATAAGGCCAGACTTGAATTAGGCTCCTTTGGCTATTCAGGGCAATATTTACAGCAACCTTACCCGGAAGAGGGCGGACGAATCAAAAAGGATTGGTTTGTAACTATTGAAGCCGGGGAAGTTCCTGATTCTGTCGCATGGGATCTGTGGATCGACGGGGCTTACACGAAGGACAAAGATAATGACCCGACAGGTTTTATGATAGCCGGTTTCGATCTGAAAAACGGGAGAATGATTGTTCGGCACTTTGAAGAACAATGGATGACTACTCCTGAAGTGACGAAACGAATCAAAGAGATTCACGCCGACTATCTTGACAATGCTTCAATGATTGAAATAGAGCCGAAGGCATCCGGTTACAGTTTTATTCAGTTAATACGGGATGAGACGCTTTTCAACGTGACAAGGATAACTGGCCGATTGGTACAGGACGGGAAGTTAGCAAGGGTCAATTATGCAGCTCCGAAGATTGAATCAGGGCGGGTCCATCTGGTTAGGGGCAACTGGAATCAGGAGTATATAACTCAAATGGTTGCCTTCCCGAACTATTCACATGATGAAGCCTGTGACTTAACGGGGTACGCTGTTAAAAAATACTTTGGATAAATGGAAATACTGAAGTGTGGCATATATGTGATTATTAAGTCGAGCGGAATAAGGGCAATGATAACCGCTTGTGTGATCCGGTTCCAGAATATGAGTTATGAAGTGAGTTACTTTTCTGACGGGCAATATACATCGATCTGGCTTAATGAATTTGAATTTGATGCAGACAGAGAAGAAAAAACAAAAATCGGATTCAAAAAGGATTAACGAAAGTCTTAGTTACTATGGGAAAACACGGTAAAACACAAATTTATGACTTAGGACTAATCCCTTTTGTTGTCCGTACAAAGGAAGATTGTAAAGAGGTCGGCGAACTGGTTGAAAGGATTGCCCTGCAAGTAATATCAAAAGACAAATGTTAGATATAACTACCATAACGAAACAAGTTCAATCAGATATTTCACCTGAGATCAAAAAGGCAAGGGAGGAAAGTTCTGCATATATCAGGCATTTCTTTGGCATGGGTACTCAGGAGTATCTTGAGCAGATCAACCGGTATGAGAATGACAAACAGCATGAGTTAAGAAAGAAACACGCTATAACAAATCCCTGGATCGTATCAGAACTGCTTCGCCCTATTGATAATATCTGGCAGGCAAAGGGAGGCGACACGACATATAAGTTCATAGGTGACGACAGATCAGAGGAATTCAAAGAGAAGCTGAAGGATGTACGGGATGGAATGAGTATGCGTCAATTTATGAAAGACATCTGGTTCCAGAGGTTTATATCCGACCCTAATGGGGTCATATTTCTTGAAGTGGCAAGGGATGGAAGTAAAGCAGAGTTAACATATAAGTCAATTCATAACATTCACGCTTACGATACTGACGGAGTTGAAATCGAATGGATTGTTTTTGAACCGGCTGTTGAGATATTTGAGGGGGAAAAGAAAGATCAGAAAATCGCTTACAGTTGGGTTGTAGATGAGCAGTTCTACTATTATGTCAAGAATGACGGCAAGGAAGTATCTATTGTCGAGGTTATAGAGAACAATTTCGGCATGGTCCCGGGTGTGGTCAACTCGACAATTTACAATACTGAAAAGAAGATTAAGGACAGTTTTATTGCTAAACAGGTCGATCTGCTTAACTCCTATCTGACAAAGAACTCCGTAAAAGAGATATACCAGTTCCTACATAATTACCCGCTTTTCTGGATGATTGAATCACTTTGCCCTACCTGTAACGGTAACAGGAAAGTCGGGAATGAAGTGTGCGGGACCTGTAAGGGAACGGGCTACGCTGCCAAAAAAGATGTATCAGACGTCTTTATATATCCTAAAGCAGAGGCTGATATTACTCAGTCATTCCCTCCCGCCGGTTATGTCCAGCCTGAAGTTGAAACGTGCGCCGAAAACCGCACGGAATTAGACTGGCTGTTTGATAAAATGTTTCATTCTTTATGGGGGACGACAGTTGAAAAGTCAGAAAACGAGACGGCAACAGGGCGGTTTATTGACGTTCAGGCCGTTTATAATAAGCTCAATGAGGTTGCTGATATAGCTCAGCTTATTGAAGGCAAATTAACGCTCTTATATGGCAAATTCTGGTATCTACTCTCGCTTGATTCCGTTCAGGTCAGTTACTCCAGAAGATATATCGCTGAATCACCTGACGTGCTATGGCAGCGTTACGAAGATGCAAGGACGAAAGGCGCACCTACTATGACGCTTAACTATCTGTTGGAACAATTCTATTATTCAGAATTCGCATCAAACCCGACAATGGCAGACTACTACATCAAACTGATGTATGTCGAACCGTTTGTCCACGTCAATGATGCGAGCCAGATCCCGGAACCAGACAAGACGGCCAAACTCTATTTTCAGGACTGGATCGGAACGCTCAAAGAAGAACAGATTATCAAATCTGATATAAAGAAGCTCAAATCACAATTATTTGAATATACAAAAACAAAACAGACAAATGGCAAAGAAAATCAAACAAACCCCCTCGGAGAAGGATCAGAAGGCAATGAAAACCTTTCTGGAGTTCGAGGAGTGGGAACAGGAAAGAAAAATGGTTGACGGCAAGCCTAAGCTTGTAGCAAAGGATAAGCCGAACCGCATTGTAATGTTGCTGCAGGAGCATGCTGACATCCTGAATGCTCAGAAGGAAAACACTTTGAAAGAATATGTCGAAGTGAAAGAAGAAGTGAAACCCAAAACTCCAAAAACTGAATAATATGTTTAGCGCAGAGACAATTAAGAAAATAGGTGAGGTTCTCCATATTTCTGATTTTGACGCTAAACTTAAAAGTGAAAAAGAAGAAACACTGGAGGTTCCAGTTCTGATAACTGAGGACGAAAAAAATACATTCGGCACTAACCGTTTCAATGAAGGGAAGAAAGCTGCTTCGGAAATACTGGTTAAGGATCTCAAGACAAAATACGGGATCGAATCAGACAGCAAGAGTATTGATACTTTCCTTGAAAAATATTCAGAAAAGGTTATTGCTGATGCAAAGATAAAACCTGATGAGCAGATCGAGAGGTACAAGAAAGAAGCCAGTGAGCTTCGGACTAAACTTCAGTCTGCCGAATCAGATCTCGCAAAAACAAAAAGCGACTATGAAAGCAAGTTGTTTGATGTTCAGACAACAAGCGAGATCAGGTCGTATTTCCCGGATAAGACAAGCGACGG